AGAGGATGGCAATATCTATATCTGCGAGGACAAAACAGGCAAATACACCCCGCAGGGATGGGCAGCTAAAGCGATACATCTATATGATATTCATAAGCTTGACCGGGTGATTGGTGAGGCAAATAACGGCGGCGATATGATTGAGGCAATACTTCGCAACATTGATCGTAATGTCAGTTACGAAAAGGTATGGGCTTCAAGAGGTAAATTCACAAGAGCTGAACCGGTTGCTGCATTATATGAACAGAAGCGGGTTCATCATGTAGGATCGATGCCTAAACTGGAAGATGAGATGACAACATGGGTACAGGGGGAGAAATCGCCAAATGCTTTAGATGCAATGGTATGGCTCGTCACGTTTCTCATGGGATGGGAAGGTGACGGGGGTGGTAATGTAGTTTAAAATTTAAGATATGGCAAAGAAAACTAAAACAGATAAAGAGGCGGCGCTCAGGAAGATACTTGAGCCTTTTGCACAATGGATTTATGATAATGCCGAGGTTGCTAATGCTGTCATTGATAAGTATTTCAAACAAAAACCTGTTAAATAATGGGTCTGTTATCAAACATAGTCAACCGGATATTGCCGGTAAGGATAAGCAAGGCAGATGCTTTGGACGAATATGTTTTAAGGCAAATCGCTAATATTGCCATCTATCCTGATTATGCTTCAGATACTTATCTTAAAGGCTATACAGGCAATGGAGATGTATTTACTATCATCAATAAGATAACTGAACCGGCATCAACTGTCCCTGTCTTTCAATATGACAAAGACGGCGAGATAGTCGAAAATGGCAGGATGATCACTTTGCTTAATAATCCAAATCCTTATATGTCCCGAGCTGAACTTATTGAAGCAGCTTTGACCTTTTACCTGATATTTGGTGATAGTTATACTGCTTACGAGACGGTTGAAAATGGACTTAATGCAGGGATGCCGATACGTCTTGACACTCTCCCCCCTCAATGGGTGGAATTTATCTTAGGTACATATTTCGACCCTATTCAGGGGTATAAATTTCTGATGTCAGGTAATGTTATTGATTATGAGAAAGAAAGAATTTTACATTGGAAAGAGTTCAACCCGGATTACAGTAACCAGGGAACAGGACACCTTAAAGGGATGAGCAGGTTAAAGCCTATCCTAAAGAGTGTTACGGGTAGTGGGAGCGGTTATGATGCGCTTGTTGCTTCATTCCAACATCAGGGAGCAGTGGGTCTATTAACAATACTCGGAGAGGAAGGCAAAGTTAAGAATCTTGGCAGACCATTGCTTAGTCAGATTAAAAATCAATGGAAGCAGGAATATACAGGGGCTGATAAATCAGGATCAATAGTCATAACTGACCGGGATCATAAATGGACACGTTTTGGACTGACTGTTGTGGAACTTAATATACTTCAGGCATTAGGTACGTTCCGGGGTGCGATATGTGATGCTTATAACGTGCCTGCTATGCTTCTGTCAGGATCGCAGGATCGTACATACAGCAATTACCAGGAAGCAGCCAGGGCGTTATGGTCAAATGCTATACAGCCATCGCTGGATGCTTACCTGGATAAGTTATCTAAGTGGCTTGCCCCAAAGTTCAAAGAGAAGGGGCAGGTCTTACAAGCTGACTATTCAGGTATTGATGTATTGCAGAAGAATAAATCCGAGCTCATTGCATGGATGGTGCTGGCAAAGTCATTTACGAAAAATGAGATCAGGAAGGCAGCAGGATTTGAACAATTACCTGATCCAAATATGGATAGGGTATATGAAAGTGCAGGGTCTGTGCCACTTGAGGAGCTTGGACTTATGCCTGGTTCAGCATTGACAGAAGGAGTACTTAAAGCATTGAAGATAAACGACTATCGTCATGCCAAAGTTATCAATTGATGTCGTTAAGCAACGTTCTTTGACAAGATATTACTGGAGGGTCGGACAACGGGTATTGTTTGCTATACAGCAACCGGTCATTGAACTGGCAGGAAATATTGATGTTGAATCACTCAAACTCAGGATTCCTTATTTATTGAAGCATCAGCCAATGAATGATTATATCTCTGAGATGTGGGTCAAGGCGGGAAGCATCTTTGCAGTTGACATGATGAAACGAATTGAGAGGGCAAAGAAGCAGGAGGAGGACATTGACTGGTGGGAAGATCATTATCGCAGGTACATGCGCGAGCGAACACTTTTAAAGACTCATGCCATAATGGACACGCAGGCGGAGATAGTGAACGGGATGATTGACAAGGTGATCGAAAGAGGCATCGAACAGGGATGGGGAGTTGAAAAGATACAAAGTGCGATGCGTGCCGATCTCATCGAAGGGTTGACGGAGATCAACCGGTTCCAGGCTGAACGCATTGCACGTACAGAAGTGATGGGAGCCAGTAATACGGGCAGTTTTGAAGGGGCGAAGGAGGAGGGTGTGGCAATTGGCAAAGAGTGGATGACATCAGGGCTGCCAAACATAAGACAGTCACATTTGGATTATGAAGCAATGGGAACAGTTGATATGGATTATGAATATAACACGGGATTACAATATCCGGGTGATCCGAATGGTGATCCGGATGAGATAATTAATTGTTATATAGGTGAAACAAATATTAGTAGTTATATAGTGAAAGCACAGAGATCATATTATTCTGGTAAGGTTATAGAAATTATAACGAGTGGAGGGAAAAGCCTCACCGTCACCCCCAATCATAATATACTTACCTCTAATGGATTTGTCCCTGCTTGCAGACTTACAAAAGGAAATGAGCTTATTTGCGATTCTACAAATTTCAATGTTATATCTTGGATCAAGAATCACATAAATAAGAAGAAAACCTTTGCCGCAAATATATTTCGCTCTCTTTCTAATCTTTGGTTTATAGATCATGTGATGATTGGAACATTGGATTTCAATGGCGACGGGCGGTTTATGAATAAGGAGATCGACATTATAAATCCAAATAGGGGCTTGACGTTCAATAATAAAATAATTGTTCAGGATTTCGGCAATTTCAGATTCAAACATTCCAGAACGAAGGCAAGCCTGGTAAAAAGATTTTGCAGCTTTCATTTTGGTTTCAATGGAATGGTGAGAACCCCGAACCGCTTGATGTGCTTTTTCAACTTGTGTTTTTCTTTTAGAAAGAGGCATTTGAGACCATTTAAGTTTTTCAGCATCGGAACGCCCCCTAATATTGACACCAGCTTTTATAAATCTGCGAGTAAGAACCCCTCTCTCGATATGGAAGTTATTGGAGAGTTGTTTCATACTAACCCCAGAGTTATAACTCTCGATCAGGTCAGTAAGATTCGGAATAAAGATTTCGTTGGTCATGTTTATGATTTTACAAGTTTAACAGGTACAAATATAGCAAATAATATCTACACTTCCAATTGTCGCTGCGTACCAACATATGTAACAGATTAAAATGGGAAAGAAGAAACAGAATAAAGCACAAATTATTGATGAGAGCATGAGTTTATCAAATGCTTCAATAATTACAAGTGTTATTAAACCGATGCGGAGCTTGGGTGTTGTGAAATCTCCTGACAGAAAAAGCGGATTTAAACGAAAAATATAAAGAGATGAATTTTCAGGTAAAATCGAATTTTGAGATTAAAGATGCTGATGCAAAGAAAGGCATCGTGACAGGTTATGCCGCAATATTTGGCAATGTCGATTCGGATAACGATATGGTTATGATGGGTGCTTTTGCAAAGACACTCATGGAGAGAGGTTGTAATTCGCCAAAGCCACGCATCAAACATCTTTGGCAACATGATAGTTGGCAACCTATCGGCATACCCCAGAAATTAGAGGAGCAAGAGAAAGGATTATATTTTGAATCGGTATTCGGAAAGGATCAGTTTTCCCAAGATAAGCTCCAACAACATATTGATAAGATCATTACCGAGATGTCCTTTGGGTATAATACCGTCAAGAGCGAGGATGTGATGGATGCTGATGGTAAGATATTGTACCGCAAATTGCTTGAGCTCAAACTATGGGAATATTCATCAGTGACATGGGGGGCTAATTCATTGACAGAAATTATCTCTGCAAAAGGGGAAATTAAGGATATACTTACGA